CTTGTGAATGCTGTTTTACTTCGAGTCCTGACGAAGAAAACTGTGGAAGGTGTAAATACAGTTAGGAAATATATCACGGATTTAGAACCGCAAGAATCTGTTGTACGTGCCACTTTTGCAAAGTTTAAAGCTGATCTTATTAGTTTGTTGCCAGTAGCCGCCCCCATCCTCCGAGAGAAATTTCATGAGTTGTATGTTGGCCGTAAAGGAGCAAATTATAGGTTAGCCTTTCAAGAGTGGTTAATTCGAGGATCGATTGAGACTGACGCCCATATAAAAGTCTTTTTGAAATTCGAGAAGTTCGTACAAGTACCAGGCAAGATTCATGTGCCAAGGTGTATTTCCCCCCCACACAGAGTATTCTTACAAGAGACAGGTAGGTACATAAGATCAGTAGAACATAAGATCTATGGTAAAATTAACCAGCTCTTAGGATATGAATGTGTTGCGAAAGGTATGAATTATGATAAGTTAGCTCAAAATATAACTGGTCTATATCATAACCTTGCTGACCCGGTAACGTTCGATATCGATATTGAGAAGATGGACCAAAGTATTTGGTCATCTATTCTACAATTTACACATGATATCGTCGGTAGTTGTTTTTACGGAGATGAGAGAATGGAAATAATGGAGCTGTTAGAGAAGCAATTATATTCATACTGTTCCGCTAAAACCAACGATGGGTCGGTTAGCTATCAAGTTAAAGGTACGTTAACAAGTGGGCAACAAAATACTGCGTTGGTAGGTGTTTTGGTTGCAATTGGAGTGAGTTATCCTGTTTTAGTCAAATATGTAGATCGAGTGTTCCTAGTGGACATGGGCGATGATATGCTCTTTATGACTGAAAGAGAGATTTCGAACGACGTGGTTACCTGCATAAAACGCAATTTTTCGAGGATTAATATGAACCTGACCATAGAAGGTCCACATTATGAAATAGAAGACATGGAATTTTGCCAACTTAAATTTGTATTCGATGGAATCAGATATAGGAGTTGTAGGAACCCACACAAGGTGATGTTAAAGGATTTAACTTGTATTGACCCCCT